CTGGCACTCCTACCAAAGTTGAACTAGGTATAGATACTGCTGCGTTTGGTGGTCGAGTAATCCTTGATGATGATGGTGATACTTACATTGAAGCTCCTACTGATGATACTATTGATATCTATGTAGCAGGTGCTAAAGACTTTGTAATCACAGCTAATACATTTACTGCTGAATCAGGTAGTACAATAGCTGCACAAGCTCTTACTGCTACAACCGTAACTGCTACTGGAGAAATTGATGGTGGTAGTTTAGATATATCAGGTGATGCTGATATTGATGGAACTACTAACCTTGATATCGTAGACATTGATGGTGCTGTAGATATGGCATCTACACTACAAGTAGACGGTGCTATAACTGGGTCAAGTACTGTTACTGGTACTAGTTTTAATGGTATTCCTTTTTATCAAGGTGACACAGGTTCCATTTATACTCACGATGTATCAGGTACAGATAGTACTGCAACTTATAATACTGCTTATGGTTTAACTGCACTTGATGCAGTAACCACTGCTGATTTTGTAACTGCTATAGGTTATGCCGCTGGTAGTGCTATAAATACAGGTGGCTATAATACTCTAATTGGCCATCAATCAGGTGATGCAATAACTAGCGGAAATACTAACACCGCAGTTGGACACGGTTCTTTAGGTACTAATACTGTCGGTGATAGAAATACTGCTGTAGGTTCTAGTGCATTAGGTACATTTAATCCTAGTAGCAATACAGATGATAATAATACTGCTGTTGGTTATTCTACTTTACAGGCTCTTACAACTGGTGTGCATAATATTGCAATAGGTGGCAGTGCTATGGGTGGTGATCCTGGTCCAACTACTGAAAACCATAACTTAGCAATGGGTGTTAATTCAATGGGTGGAAACATAGCTGGTGGAGAATACAATATAGCAATCGGAAACTATACAGGACAGTCTTTAACCTCAGGAGATAACAATGTTTTTGTTGGATATTTAGCTGGTGCAAATACAACATCTGGCGGTAATGCTACTTGTGTTGGTTTTGAATCTGGTAAAGAAAACACAGCTCACGAATTAACTGCATTTGGTTCTAAAGCCGCAACAAATAATACAAGTGGTGGTGGTATAACTGCAATCGGTAGAGAAGCATATAATAATGCTGATACTGAAAGTCATAACACAGCTATTGGATTAAATTCTATAGGTGGGGCAGTCAGTGGTGGTGAATACAACGTAGCAGTTGGAAACTACACACTAGATGCTTTGACGTCTGGTGATTTTAACGTAGCTATTGGTTATCAAGCTGGAACTGGTATTACTACATCTAACAGTAATATTGCCATAGGTCGTAATTGTATGACTGGCACATTAACAGGCAATGGTGCTAATTGTTTTGTTGGTGAATCCATTGGTACTCAAATGACTAGTGGATATTACAATGAAGCACTAGGTTCTTCGGCTTTAGGAAATCTAATTAGTGGAATTGCTAATATTGCAATCGGACATGATGCTGGATTAACAACTACTACAGGAGATCACAACACTTATATAGGATATAAAACAAAGGCTTCAGGCACTAATGTAGATAATGAAATAATTATTGGACATGGTGTTGGTATAACTAACTTCACTGCTGCTGGAACTGGTACAGTTAGAATAGGTATGCATAATAATTATATTACAAATACTTTTACTTCTAATGCTACTTGGTCACATTCATCTGATGAAAGATGGAAGAAAAATATTGCAGACAATTCTATTGGATTAGATTTTATTAATGATCTAAGAACTGTTACCTATAACTGGAAAGCATTTTCTGAACTAGACCCTAGTTTATCAGAATATAATCCTGAAGATACTGAATACCCACATCCTGAAATACAACATGGATTAATTGCTCAAGAAGTTAAAGCAGCATTAGATAAAAACGGTATAGATCAATTTGCAGGATGGTATGAAGATCAAACACACGCAGATAAACAACAAGGTATATCTGAATCAATGTATGTTATGCCATTAATAAAAGCTGTACAAGAGTTGTCAGCTCAAGTAACAACTCTACAACAAGAAATAAACACTCTAAAAGGAGAATAATATGTCACACGCATCTGACGCAACTAAAGAATGGGTATCAGGAATCCCTAAAAAAAATGCTGACGGGAATGTAATCGAATGGTCGGTACAATATAAGTACACCAAAGGCTCACACCCACACATATTCAGTGATTCTGTTAAAATAGACACGCCATCAAAAGCCCCTAGTGGTTACACTAAGGCTGAGATACTTGGTTTATTTGACGTAGCTCATTGGGATGATATGTACAATAAGAAGTACACAGTATGGACTGCTGACGCAGTTGTAGAAACTGTTGACAGTTCTTTTGATGTAAGTACACTTAGCTAAAAACTGAGGAGATAAAATGTTTACAATAAACAATAAAGAATACGATCAAACTACCTTATCTGACAAAGGTAAAGCAGTGTACGCTAAGTTGATGAGACTTGGTGAGCAAAAAGGTGACTTGGATATTGTCATAAACTATTGGACAGCACAGCTTCAAGCTGAACTGCCTAAAGAAGAAGTTACTGATGGATCAGAGTCAACAGAATAGCGTAGATATTGCACGTCTAGAAGGCAAAGTTGACGTAATAGCAGAACGATTAACCCTGATGAAGGACAATCACCTGTTTCATATTGAGAAAGATATGCGTCAGCTGCGTACTTTAGTCTGGTTTATTGGTACTACTGTCTTTGCTCAGATGCTTTATATAATAGTAAGAACTCTGGTTTGACAAAATAAAGCAAATCAGATTATATCATTTTATGAATAAATGTATTTTGGTGATATCAGATACACATTGTCCATATCACCATCCAGATCTAATCGCATTTCTTAAAGCTATAAAGAAAAAATATAAGCCTGATCGTGTAATACACATAGGTGATGAGGTAGACTCACATGCAATATCATTTCATGATTCTGATCCTGACTTGTATAGTGCAGGGCATGAGCATAAAGAATCACTACCAACTATTAAAGCTATGGAGAAACTGTTTCCTAAAGTAGATCTGATGGACAGTAATCATGGCTCATTAGTATATCGTAAACAGAAAGCTAGTGGCTTACCAAAAGCTGCTATTAAATCCTATAACGATTATTTAGAAGTTGGTCCTGGTTGGAAATGGCATGATGATCTGCTTATTACTATGTCTAATGGTCAACAGGTTTACTTTTGTCATGGTAAAGCTGCCAACGTATTAAAAGTAGCACAGCAATATGGTTGCCCTACAGTACAAGGACACTATCATTCTAGCTGCTCTATACAGTATTGGGGTAATCCAAGTAATTTAAACTGGGGTATGCAAGTAGGCTGTTTGATAGATGCTAAATCATTAGCTTTTGAGTATTGTAAAACACAAAAATCTAGACCTATTATTAGTTGCGGTATTATCATAGATGGCTTACCAAAATTATTACCAATGGTATTGAATAAAGGTGGAAAATGGAATAAGATTTGTCCATGAGTGTATTTAAAAAACAAATTGACGGAACACATTATTCTAAATTAAAGATTCAACCTACTGAATATATAATAGCTAATAAGCTACCTTATATAGAAGGTAATGTAATTAAATATGTAACCAGGCATCGTGATAAAGGTAAAAGAAAAGACATTGAAAAAGCTATTCATTATCTTGAGATGCTGCTAGAGAAGTATGAATAACGTGTCAAGAATGGAAATCCCAAATAGAATGCGTTCTATAAATGTGCGCATGTTAATAGACGATCAACAAATAGTATCTACTGTTGATTACTTAATAGATAATGTTGGTGTTACTCCAGTAGCTATATGGGTTAAAACTAAAAAGTCTGAGTCTACTTTGGATAGAGAATTACGTAGTTCAGGCAAAGCTGTGTCTTTATTACTACAGTTTGGCTGCTCATTAAAAGAAATTTCAGAAACCTTTACTAGAGATAGTTATATTGGATCTGCTGTATGGTACATAAACAAAAACTTAGAAGATATTATAGCTGGAAATCAGCCAGATAAACTACCCAACCTCTCAACGCAACCAACTGGTTACACAATAAAATAATGAATGAATTAAAAGAACGAATCATGGAGCATGAAGGCTTCCGTGATGTTGCATATAATGACACACTAGGTATAGCCACTATAGGCTATGGTCATATGATTTTGCCACAAGACAATATACAAATAGGAAATAAGTATTCTAAAGAGTTTTTAACAGAGCTATTTGATAAAGACTTTGATATCGCTGTTAAGGGGGCAAACAAGCTCATTAAAGAGAAATTACCACATTTGCTAATGCTAGGCTTAACTGATGCTGAATTAAGCAAAATAGAGGGTGTTTTGATTGAAATGGTCTTTCAAATGGGTAGACCAAGAGTGTCTAAATTCAACAAGATGTTTAAAGCAATAGACGAAGCTGAATGGAACAAAGCTGCTGATGAAATGTTAGACAGCAGATGGGCTGAACAAACCTTCGAACGAGCTTTAAATCTATCTCATATCATAAGGTTATTATAAAAAATGTGGTTATCATTACTGCCTACTGTTTTAAATACAGGGGCTTCAATATTTGCTAATAAACAAAAAGCTAAAGTTTTAATGTCTGATGCTGCTTTATTACATGCACAAAAGATGGCATCAGGTGAAGTAGAATATCAAGCAGCTATACGTCAATCAAATGACAAGGGATGGAAAGACGAGTTCGTGCTTTTGCTTGTGAGCGCCCCTGTGGTTTTATTGATCTGGTCGGTGTTTAGTGATGATCCTAACATACAAGAAAAGCTAGATATATTTTTTGATAAGTTTTCTAATCTACCGTTCTGGTACCAATCATTATTTATTGGCGTGGTCGCTAGTATCTATGGTCTCAAAGGAGCGGACATATTTAAAGGTAAAAAATGAAATCAGCACTAATACCAGCAGGCATCTGTTTAATAATGTTACTAGGTTTTAGTTGGATCATGGACTCTGCTTTGGCAGATGTAACTTCTAATGGAGCTACTACCAATGATCAGGTAAATTCTAGTGGGAGTAATACTGCGATCACAGGAGGCTATTCATCTACTGCTACTACAAATTTTCAAAATGGTAGTTCTAGTAATTCAACCACAAACAATACAACCAATGCTTATCAGGGTGACTCACGAGTAGTACCTAGTGCATCAGCTCCTGCTATATCTAGTATGTCGCAAGACTTATGTACGGTAGGTATATCTGCTGGTGGTCAAACCTTTTCGTTTGGTGCTAGTCTTGGTATGACTAAGAGAGATCTTAATTGTGAAAGACTTAAACTAGCTAAAGCTCTGCATGATATGAACATGAAGGTTGCTGCTATAGCTATTATGTGCCAGGACTCAAGAGTATTTAGTGCAATGCATATGGCAGGTACGTACTGTCCGTATAATTCAAAAATTGGTAGTGAAGCCAAAACTGAATGGGAAAAATATGGTAAGCTAAGACCAGACTATGAGGAGTATGTTAAGACTCTACGTATTACAGAACAAATAGACAATGAAATATTAGAGGATATAGATGATGGTCAGGTTATTAATTATTCTGGTGGGATTATTAAGCTCGGTAACGAGTAAAGCTGAAACAGTTTGTATACAGAATGTACCACAGTATGGAGATCAAACCTGTACTACAACTACTGATGTTGTAACATCTGTTATTACTAATCATACTACTAACAACTTCTTATCAGGAGATTTTACTGATGGTAGTTGGAGTGGAACTAACTTAGATCATACACACGGAAGCGGAACTATTGCAGGTGTTGGTGGCGAGTATGTACAAAGCACACTAACTCAAGCTGATTCAGGTTTAAGTAATGATGAAGTACAACGAGGGTTTAGTTCTACACTAGGTGCTGACATTTGGTTTTGGGATAGCTCTGATACGAAGCAATCAGTAACTATGACGCAAATATTTAATGATGGTAATGGAGACACTACCACACAAAGCAGAGTGGTTGATTATGCAAACAATGGCTTTACTACTTATCAAGACACTATTGTTATAGGTGAGAACAATATAACCAATGGAAGTGTTACAGCACGATTTGATTTTACTCATACCAATACACAGTATCATAGAGCTGCAGATTTAAAAAATCCTACGCTTACATTTGATTATACTAAGATTGAGAACACTATATCGCAGGTAAGCAACACTACAGTTAAATACTGTTGGGAGTTTAATCCTAGTACCTGTCCGCAAGCAGTAGAAGATATAGCTGACACTATTGTAGATATTGAAGATGATCTAGTTGATATAATCATAGACATTGAAACACCAGAGGTAGAGATAGTTATAGATGTACCTGAGTATATATGGGAACCTGAAGTAGTAGAAATTGATGAGCCAGTATTTACAGCAGTACCGATACCAGTTAATATAACTATGCCTGAACCTGAACCTGAAATACCAGAAGAAGAATTTAACACAGAAGATATAACCAATGCATACGATCCTGAGCCAGTTGTGGAAACAGCAACGACTAATGAACCCGAATTGGAAACCAATACTAATGAAGAACTACCTACAGAAGAAGTGGCAATGGTTGAGCAAGAACCTGAATTGGATAATGGAGAAGTTGTTGGAGAA